GACCTCTCTAGGGGTCAAGTCTAGCAATAGGTTATCGTGCGTCATAGTAACCCTTATATCGTGTGAGTCTGCGTTCTAAGACATAGACCCTACGAAATGCGATTACTAGCATGGTGTTAGCAAGTGCTAACGCTATCACGACAGCGATTAGGTCGCTTGTGGATAGTGTCATGGCTTACACCTTTCAAGCAGATAGTTATTCACAATCTGCCAATCTTGCTTAGTCGTAGGCTCAACCTTGTTGAACCCTAACTCAGCGATAGTCACCTTAACGACATCTCTTACGAGTGCCATATAGTACCCCTATCTTATCATGGCTTGACCCTGTTGTCAAGTCGTGCCACGCTAGGTGTCGAACCTAGTCACCCCCGCGTTCGGGCGTGGCGTAATCTTATTTAGTAGGCTCTAAGTGAATAGAGGGCATGCTTGCGCGGAAGTCGCGTTCGCGTTCTGATAGTGCAACGGTACGCGCTAGGCGTTCTTGTTCTTGGTCGCTAAGGGTAGGTAACACGCGCTCAACCTTTGGTCGGTTGGTCGTTACAGCGTGGCGTGAGCGTGTGCGCTTTAGGCGTACAGCCTTGCCATGCCCTGTGTCGGTTAGTCGTGCGCCTATAGTGCCCAAGCGTCTATCGGACGCATGAACCTTGCGTGGCGTTACGACTATGCTACCCTTAGCCCCATAGGGGCTATAGGTCATGTGTCGTGCCTTTCGTTTAGTAGTTAGTGCCTATCTTACCATAGTGCCTTAGTGCTTGTCAATTCTAGCGAGAGAGTCGGGCGAGTCGTGTTACCCACCCCCTAGGGGCTGTTACTAGGTAACGAGTCGAGCCAACCGACCCTCTCACTATTGAATTGTGTCTAAGTCGGTGACGCTCTAGCCGATTAGGCTAGGTCTTTCGACTTATGAGAGAGAATACACCCTCTCGTTCTTGCTTGTCAAGTACCCACCCTTGACGGGGTGTCGTGCTTGTAACCCTTTAGGCTTAGCCTTATCCGATTACTAGTGAGCATACTACACCCACCCCCTAACGCTTGTCAATTCAGACTCACGCTCAAGTGACGCAGGTCACATGTGATGTAGGTCACATCTAACCTTTACGCTTGGTGAGCATAATACCATGTTACTCACCAGTAACATAATCATGGGAGAGTCTAGGCAATACGGGCAATTCGGACATCTCCCTAGAATAATTATATTGTATGGGGGGGAATAAAGTTTATTGGGGGATAGTCGGTAAGACTACAAATCACTAAATCAGCATAGAGATTTAACGATTTATCTACAATTAGAATAACTATAACTCTCAGGTATAGGGTTAGACATTATGACCCCAGATTGTTTAATCAGAGTGTGCACGGTGTATATAGTATCCCGTAATAATTTTCTGTTATATTGTAATATACCCCCCTCATATATAGCCCTGAACAGGGCTTATAAAAATATATTGATTTAATCTGTTCGCTTTTGCGATTTGAACAGGTTATCTATAGTATAGAAATACTATATACGGAGTCGCTCCGTTTAAGACTCCGCGACTCTTATATGATATATATATTATATATATAGTGGGATAGTACTGCCGTTAATAGGCTAGCGTTAAATGACTGTAAATTAGGGACATAGCCAATGGGTAGAAAACCAGGGATTCAGAACATCCCTAAGCGCGAGGCGCAAGAGAAGGTTCTACAAGTCTTGGCTCAGGGCCAGACAATTACCGCCGCTATGGCAACTGTAGGACGTTCAGACGTAGCCTTCCGCCAATGGGTAGCAACTGACCCTGAGTTCAAAGAACGGGCCGAGGCCTCCCGCCTTGAGGGAAAAGGTATCAAAACGGACTTAAAGGAATTATCGGACATTTCCTTTCCTGACTTCTCTGAGCAGTTCCTAGACACAAAACTATTTGACCACCACCTTGACTGGGTAGACTTGATTGAGGGCCGTGAGCCCCGCTGGATGCACCCCTCTATGACTTACGAGCCAGGTGCTGCCAACCGCCTGCTCATTAACGTACCACCTGAGCACGCCAAGTCCACGGTCATTACGACCAACTACGTGGTCTACAAGATTGTAACCAACCCTAACGCTCGAGTCATCATTGTCTCTAAGACCCAGGGTATGGCCCGCAAGTTCCTTGGTGCCATCAAGACAAGACTTTCCCACCCAGCCTACACTAAGATGCAGGTGGCCTTTGGCCCTAACGGTGGTTTTCAGAAGGATGCAACCCAATGGGCTGCTGACATGATTTACCTAGGTACAGGCCGCGACTCTGGCGAGAAGGACCCTACGGTCCAAGCCTTAGGCTTTGGCTCACAGATTTACGGAGCCCGCGCTGACCTGATTATTCTAGATGACGTTGTCATGGGGTCTAACGCCCACGAGTGGGAAAAGCAGATTGAGTGGCTTCAGAAGGAAGTTATCACTCGTCTAGGCCGTCACGGTAAATTAGTTATCGTAGGCACCCGCGTACAGCCGATTGACCTATACAAGATGATTCGTGACCCCGACCAATGGACTGGCGGCAAATCACCCTTCACTTACTTTTCACAACCAGCCGTGCTGGAGTTTGACGAGAAGCCTGAGAACTGGAAAACACTCTGGCCTAAGACAACCCAGCAAGAGAACGAGATTGACGAGACTGATGATAACGGACTTTATCCGAAATGGGATGGACCCTCGCTCTTTACACGCCGCTCTGAAGTGGCACCATCTGTCTGGGCTATGGTCTACCAACAAGAAGACGTCCAAGAAGATTCCATTTTCCCGCCAGCAGCAGTTGCAGGATGTGTTAACGGTATGCGAAAGCGCGGACCGCTTAAACAAGATACTCCAGGACACCCACGAAACATCGACTCGGCCTACACAGTAATTGGTTTTGACCCTGCCGTTTCTGGTCGTTCTGCTTTCGTCGCCGTCTCCTACAACCGCGGCGACGGTAAGATTTATGTTTTAGATTGTGTCAACATGGTTGACCCTACTCCTCAAAAAGAAACAGCACTGATTCATGAGTGGGTAGAAAAGTACAGACCTCAAGAGTTCAGAGTTGAAATCAACGCACATCAGAAGTACTACGCTATGGATGATGACCTGCGCAAATATTTGGCTTCATACGGTTGCCAGTTGAATTCACACTTTACTGGCAAGAACAAGTGGGACACATCTTTTGGTGTAGCCTCTATGGCTAGCCTCTTTGGGAGCATGCGTGATGGACGCTTTCAAGATAACAACTTGATAGAACTTCCAAGTAATGAAGGCTCTGAGGGATTGAAGTCTCTTGTGCAGCAACTCATCACCTGGAAGCCAGATACAAAAAACCCAACAGACTGTGTGATGGCTTTATGGTTTGCTATCATACGTGTACGTGAATTAATGCAACGCTCTTCAAAAGTAGGACAGTTTGCTCAGAATCGTTGGGCGACTCAATCACAGATTAATCAACGCCAATCCATTAACTTGGATGAGGCCTTCTCATCCCAATGGTCAGACCAATACAGTTAAGGATACTAATATGGTAGCACCACTAGTAGGTATAGCCGCTGCTGCGGCAGCAAAACTAGCAGCAAAGAAACTTGCACAAACAACAGCAAAGAAAGCCGTTGTAAAAAAATTAACTCCTGCTGCTGAAAAATCTATTGCAGAAGCACGCAAAGCACTTGGAGCAACTAAGCCAGACCCTAAAGCCCTAGCACGTAGAATTACGCAGGACAAGGCCCGTGAAATGGAACGCATTAGAAAGCAAGGACGTAACACACGATGACATTAAGCATGGAACAAGTAGTAGCACGCGTTGAAGCGTTGCGCTACCGTAACCACGAACGTGATGCGCGTAACCTTGACGTACTTGCCGTTCGTAAAGGAAAGATTGCTCAGGTATACCCTAACTTCTTTCCAGAAGGCGTTGATGCAAACGTAGTAGCAAACTTTATTGACATCGTTGCTCGGGACCTATCTGAGGTTATGGCTCCGCTTCCAGCGGTTAACTGCTCTGCAGCCAATCAGGTATCTGATAGAGCACGTTCTTTTGCTGACAAGCGTACTCGTATTGCCTCTAACTATTTCCAACACTCAGACCTAGCAGTACAGATGTACTCAGGTGCTGACTGGTACATTACCTATGGTTTCGTCCCGTTCATTATTGAACTAGACGATGAAGCAAAACTGCCACGTATTCGCATAGAAAATCCTATTGGGGCTTACCCAGAATTTGACCGCTATGGACGCTGTGTGGCATTTGCTAAGCGTTACTCTATGACACTTGGTGAACTGGTATCTCAGTTCCCCGAGCATGATAGACAACTTCTTGGTTCAGAAGGATACAAGCAAGACCTTAATGCAGTAATTGAAATGATTCGTTACTACGATAAAGACCAATCTATAATTTATGTACCACGCAGAGAGAACCTAGTTCTTTCTCAGGCTGCTAACCCACTTGGTAAGATGATGGTTGTTGTTGCACGTAAGCCATCCATCGATGGTGAAATGCGTGGACAGTTTGACGACGTGCTTGGTATTCAGTTACTGCGTAACCGATTTGCATTACTTGCAATGGAAGCAGCAGAAAAATCTGTACAAGCACCTATCGTACTTCCACAAGATGTGCAGGAACTACAACTTGGTGGAGATGCGGTTATCCGTACAGCCAACCCAGCAGGCGTCCGCCGCGTAGAACTTACTCTACCACAGGGTGCATTTACTGAACAAACAATCCTTAATCAAGAACTGCGTGTTGGTACACGTTACCCTGAATCACGTACAGGAAATATCAGCGCATCAGTTGTTACTGGTCAAGGCGTACAGGCTCTTATGGGAGCCTTTGATACACAGGTTAAGTCAGCACAAGCAATCTTTGCTGCAACACTTCGGGACATTATTAGTCTTTGCTTTAATGTAGATGAAGTAATTTACCCACAAGAAAAAACAATTCGTGGAGTAGATTCGGGCTCACCTTATGAGATTACATACAAGCCAAACAAAGATATCAAGAATGACTATTCTGCTGATGTTCGTTACGGCATGCTTGCTGGTCTTAACCCAGCGCAAGGTCTTATCTTTATGCTTCAAGCACTTGGAGGAAAACTCATCAGCCGAGATATGGCTATGAGAGAACTACCATTTACAGTTAACGTAACACAGGAATTAGAAAAGATTGAAATT